GAGTGCCCTAATGCCGTTGTGCCAGTCGCTGCCCCCCGCCCGCTACCGTTTCCCATGCTCCCCTGCGTTTGCCGCCCACTATCTTGCTACCTGCGTGTCGCGATCCTCCCTCAGCACTGCACCAGCCCCGCCGCTCCCTTTGGCTCTTGGCTTGGGGGGGCGCGGGCGGCTCGCTTCCGGATTGGATTACAATCTAAGTATTCTACCCAGAGAATGGCCTGGGCCCACGCCCCTATAATATCGCGCCAACAACACTACAACAAACACTTGTAGCAACCACAAGAACTTTTCTTGCACCAAGACACAACGCTACAAACGCTATGTCTAACCCTGCACGAGCACCTACGGAGCAATTGACGGAGCAGCAGACTGCGCTGGGCTACCTCCCGGACGCCTTCTACAGTACGGAGGAGGCAGCTCGTTTTGAGCTGTTCCACCAGAATGCGAAGGACCTGGAGGTGCTCAAGACGCGGCTTGCTGAGCTAGACCTGGAGCCGAGGGATGCCTTTGAGGTGCCGAAGAGCCTGACCGTGTTGGCAGAGCTGCAGATGTCTACCAAGCCTACGTATGCGCTCGCGCAGCGGGGCTCTGGCAAGGCACGACCGCGCTCTGCCTTCGGGAAGGCTCTGGCAAGCCTCTTGTACAGGGGGTTCGGGGACGAGGCGCCAGTGCTGGCCTGGACCAAGGGAGCAGTGGGGGACCGGTCTTCGAAGGTGATCTTTTTCAGTGGCGGAGCGCCGCTAGCCATGGGGAGGCTGGCGCTCGCCTACCCCAAGAAGGGGTCGGTGATCTCGGCGCCTGTCACAGCGACCGAGGCGCAACGCGCGGTGCGAGAGTGCGGGCTGGTGATGAGCGTGCTCCCCGACCACGTTCAGCGTCCCTACCCCATCGTAGCCCCTACGGGCGAGGAGGGGGTGCGGATCAACCTGCACTCTGACAACGGCTACCCGGTACTCGGCAAAGGCGACACAGAGGGCGCCATGGCGCGCGTGATGGCCCTCGTGGCCACCATGCGCGTCGACTTGAACCGGGCAGCGCTGACAAAGAATGGGGTTTGGGACCAGGTGCGCAAGTGGGAACGGGAGAACCCCTACCTGGTGGCCTTCTTGGGGAAGGCCAAAGACGATTACTATCCCATCGACAAGGTGCTGGACCTGCGCATGCGGTTCTACAACGTCGTGCCGCGCCAGCTCATGCTGCTCATGCAGCAGGCGACGCAGCCCTTCGAGCACTATTCCAGGAGCATCCTTCAGGAGCAGAACAACCACAGCGGCCTCGGGATCACTCTGACCCACGGGGGGGCAGAGCGATTGGTGGACGCGCTGGACGGCCAGCTGGAGCGAGACGGCGTGGCCTTCGTGCATGTTGGGGACGATAGCATGGTTGCAGTGCGGGTTGGGGGGCACGTTGTGCTCTTCAGCTTGGACTGCAGCAACTTCGACCTCACCCAGCACGGGGACGCCACGCTGCAGGTGCACATGCACATCCGCGACCAGCTGAGCCTGTTTGACAAGACCGCCGGGGCGCTGTGGTACGCGCTCATGCGCGAGAGGCTGGTGGTTACGGCCCAGACTCTGGTGTACAAGTGGAGGCACGCGGGAGCGTCGGGCATGCCCTTGCAGAGCAAGGTCAATGACGTGCTGATGCACGTGCTGATACGGCGGGTGCTGTTGCACCCGCCCAGCTCCTTCGCAACCCGCGAGTCTACCGAAGAGTGCCTGCTGAAGGAGGGGAGGGGACTGGGCTGGGTGGTGCGCGTGGACGACTACTATGCGGTGCCGGCCTCGACGATTCGCGAGGCGCTGCGAGAGCAGCCGTTCCTGTTTGTGGGGTATCACCTCTACGAGCAGGACGGCCGCGTGCAGTGCTACGCGGACCAGCCGAGGACGCTGTCGCAGATGCAGTACCCGCGCAACCTCTGGTACCGGGCGAGCAAGGACCTGTTTGTGATGGAGTGCATGCGCCTCGGCAGCATTCTCATGAACTTTGGCATGCCCCCTCCGGCGCTGCGCGCTACCTACGATGCCGCGAGGCAGTACGTGGATGCGCGCATCGCCATGATCCCGGACGACGTCCTGGACGCTGAGAGCCCAAGCTTGCGCTGGGCTGTAGGCGAGAACCCAGTGGGGCTGCCCACAGTGAGCAGCCTGCGCGGCCTGAGGGTCGCCCTGGCCCGGAGGCCGGAGGATCTGTGGCTCGAGATGCCCACCGAGATGGCCAGCTCATCGATCATGACCGTGGTGGCGCCGATGGCGCCGCCCGGCTTGAACGCGGAGCTGGCGTACTCGAGCTGGGCAGACGAGGCAGATGTCACCGAGGCCTCCGAGTCAGCCGCGCTATTGCGCGCGCTGGGCCTATACGAGCTGGTGGTTCCTGCACCCACGAAACTGGGGCATGTCGCCAAGCTTCCCCCACGGCTTACGCCGCACACCCATGCCACGAAACCCAA